TGCTTTTGTATATCTAGACGCAAGTCTGTCATACAAGTTATCTTCAATCGCTTCTTCAGTGATTGAGAATGCAAGAGCAATAGTCTCGTGCGTATATCTAGCAGTGAAAGTTTCTTGTGCGTTGTCAAAAGTCACTCCAGAACCTTCTGGTTTAACTTGTGCATTCGCAAAGCCAGATAACATTACTTCTTCTTCAAAAGCTCTGTCAGATGACTCTGAATCGAAAATTTCAGTATGCTGATTTTCGTACCTTTTATACTCCAAGCCGAACAGAGCGTTCAAACCTGGTTCTAGTTCTTTAACTAGTTGTCCTCTACTTATCGCCATAGTTCATTACTCCTTATATTCCGGCTGTTTGTTTCAAGAAGTGTTCGTTGATAGTAACGATTACATTCGCATTAGCTGCGCCTAATTCGCTATTATCAGGATCTTTTGAAACACCGATTATTTTTAATTGAGCAGCAGTATTTGCCATTGTTCCAGAAATTTCTACTTTTGAAACATAGTTTGGCGAGCTACCAGCTGCGTACACGATGTCAGCACAGTTCCCAATATTTGTTTGAGCTACTGTACCAGCACTTTGTACTTCGAATCTTTCATACGGATCATCCGCTACGAAACCGACAATGTCAGTCGCAGTGTTTGAAGCCGCTAAATGATTCGCCCATGTTGGTTTGCTTGTTGAAGCATCAGTATAGAAAACACCGTTAAGTGAACCTAATAAAACGTCTCCAGCAGCAGCTACCTCAACTTCTCCAGTTGCAGCCATTTGCACTGGGTCCCATTGGTAGATTGCGCTTGAAGATGCAGCAATACTATATTCACTTAAACCTTGGTTGTCTCTATTCTGACCAACTTTACCTATTGCTTTCAGTCCGAAAGCGGCGTCTTTATTAGCCATAGTTATTTACTCCTTAGTTTTAGTTTATATTAAGTATCACGGTAGTTGGGATCGCTAAAAAATTATTTTTTAGTACCACCAAAAGTTACGCGACTCTGCCTCTCAGTATTGATTGGCATACTTGGGTGCTGTTCCTTCATAAGATCGTTGTTAACTGCGTCGTCTCGATCCTTAGTTTGCTTTGCAAAATAAGCTTCTCGAGATTTTGCGATCTCTTCTGGTATCCTAGCCAGCACTAGGCCGCCTACTCCGATCACTCCTGCGTATTTTCCTTCTTTAACAGTTGCATAAGCCTGATCTGGGTATTCATCCGCTCTTACGAGTTCCCAACCAGATCTGATTTTTCCTGACATGTTCTTTGTATCGTCCATGCCTAAAATCTCAGTTCTTATCCATCTGTGTCGAAATCCATCCGGCGCAGGTGGTGCATCTAAAGATGACGGGGGAGTCCAGGTTGTAGGTCTCTTTTCAGAAACTCTTGACTGACTCGCACGAGGGGTCTTCATTTTATTATCTTCTTCCATATGCTTAAACCTCCTTCATGTTTTTTTGTTTTGCATAATCTTCTAATGACACTCCTAATTTTTTGGCGATTGCAACTTCAGAAGGGGTGAGTCTGATAGTTTTGCGACCAGTTTTTGTGCTTCGCGTCGCCGCCGCTACTTGCTGCACCGGTTTAGTCGTAACCGTATTTGCAGTTGTATCAAATTTATGCGGAAATTCAAGTCTTATTCTTTTATCAATTTCAGCATAGTATTCATCAGAACTTGGATCATAACCTTCTGCTTCTAACTTATTATGTATGTCAAAAGCGGTATAAGTCATGGCCGTATCCGTACCAAACCACTTGTTTTTAGCTCCCCAAGACTCAGCTCTAGGATCTACTCTTTGTGGTTCAGTTCTTTGTTGCGTGTTTAAAACAGGTATTTCTTCTTCTTTTGAAGATTTAGCTGTTTCTTCTCGCAACAGTTTAGCTTCTTGCAATCTTGCTTCTTCATAACCAAGTCTTGCAATTTCTTTATTAGCTTCTACTTCAGCAGCAATATCATCTACCGCTCTAGCTTGAGCTAATTTAGTTTGTGCAGAAAGTAAAGCAGCTGCTATTCTAGCTTCTCTATCTTTTACACCTGCTTGTTCTACTGAAGAATATTTTTTAGCTAAAGCTTCACGTTGTTCTTTTTGCGCTTTTGCAAAAGCAATGGCTTCATCTCTTTGTCTTTGAGCTTCTCTCCATTTACCTGTTAACTTTGCTATTCTTCTTTGAACGTCTTTACTATAGTTTTCTAATTCTAAATCTTTCTCGTCTTTCTCTTCACCAGCTTCTTGCTGCTTGCCGCTAGCCTCTTGAGGCTCGGGGCTAGTTTCTTTTTCAGAAACATTTTGCTCCTTAGCTTCTACAGTTTCTTCAACCTCATTTTCAATTGAATCTTCTTGTAATTCAATTTCTTGTTCAGGCCCTGAAGTATCTATATCTACCATGGGAGTATTGTTTTTTGCTTCTTGTTCTTGCATAGTCTCCTCCTATGTTATATGTGATGCAACACTGTTTCAGGATCTTTAATAGTTCCTAAAACTTCGTCGTCGTTTAAGATACGGATTTCTCCGCCGTCTATTGGTAAACGTGATCCTGCATATCTTGCAAAAATCACCCAATCTTTTTCTTTACACCAAGCACCTGTTGGAAACTTATCTTTATCTTTATAAGCTTCAGGTCCTATCTTTAGAACATAACCACAGTTTACTGCGATTCTTAATCTATCTAAAGATTCTTGTGCAATTAAAATTCCGCCTTTAGTTTTTTCTTTTGGGGTAAAAGGTAAAACTAATATTCTCCATCCTGATGGATTTGGTAATTCATCAACAATAGAACTAACATTAGTTTCATCAACTCTTTTAGATTTACTATCTACTAGTGTAGTATCTTTATTTTTATTTTCCTCTTCGTATTTTTCCTGAAGACCTAATTTAATCTTGGGTACTTCCTGGGTCGAATTGGACAACGTTGGTTGTGTCTCTTTGCTCATCTTTTTTATCCTCCTTTGGATTTAGCAGGTTTGAGATTTCCTGATCTATTAATTGTAAGGCATGTGCCTGTCCTAAAAGATATCGATATTGTTCCATATCTTTTACTCCACCAGCAACCATAGTTTCACCTACAGACTGATAAGAATCTCTTATTTTTTTTCTAATTGTGGGTACAAATGTTTCGAGTGTATAATGTTCTGCCATTTAGCAATTCCATTTTCTAAGACTCTTGTTAATCCTAGAATTTGGATCGCGTGCAGTTTTAGCAGATGTTAATCTTTTTTTCATACCTGTCATACGTGCGCAGAACGATTTTCTACGATTAGCAGCCTTAGAACCTTTCTTTAATTTAGACGGTTTCGTTGTTACAGCTGTTTTTAATTTAGATCCAGGATTAGCAGCTCTATAAGATGCAACCCCTTTTCTATTTAAACCACCGCTAGGTGATTTGCCTTCTTTTCTTTGCCATGCAGCAGTTCTTGCCATTATATCATACCCTTATAGTATTTTTTATAACTTGGATTTCCTACTGTTGTTCCATCAACATCAAGTTTGATGAAACTTCCAATATAGCCACCTGTAGCAGCTTTTGTTCTTTTTGTAAAGGTTTTAACGTTAGTTGGTTTAGGACCGGTATTACCCGCAGCTCTTTTTCTTTTTACTGCAGAAGCTTTTTGCGAAGATGACATTGATCTTGCTTTTGCAAGTGGTACACATTTTGGATAAGCTCTTTTAGAACCTTTTGATCTTCCGCAAGGTTGATACTTACCATCTTTTTTAGGAGCTCCAATGTCTACCCATTTTTCTGCTACCCACTTACGTAGTCCCATTATTTTACGCTTATTTTACTGTAATCACCTTTTTGAAAATCAGGTTTGTTTTTCTTTTTTCCAAAAATTTTTTTAGCAGTAGATACTGCTGATCCGACTGGAGTTAATGCAGATGCTACTTTTCTAAACCCTTTTTTCAATCCTGCTTTTCTTCTAGCTTTTTGTCCCTCATTGAATCTTTCTTTTCTCATTGGGTTAGTTGTTCTAGTTTTTTTACCGAATGCAGATTGCAATCTTTCTTTTCTAGAAGCCTCTTGTCTTTTTTGTTTACTATC